CTCTTCGAAAATAAAAAAACCAGTTTCTAAAATCTTTGCTGTTCTGTGTAAACATGATTGATTCATTTCTAATTTTTTCTTTAATAGAGCCTAAAAAATCTGCTGTTGAAGCTTTTTTAAAAGAACAAACAAAATGCAAAAAAGTTTATATAAAAGAAAGAAATATAAGTTCTGTATCTTTATTATATAAATATACAAATACACCACCATTAGCATATGGATCACCGGCACCAAAAGTTGCTGAATCAATAATTAGAAGTCGCAAATACAATTATGCAAAAAATAATGGAAGAGACAAAGATAAACAGAATGATAGACAATATTGGACTGAAGAAGATGGTGAATTTCCAAATATTTTAAAGGATCCCAGTTCAAACATCATGAGTGACAAAATGTTAACATATTGCAAAATATTTGTTCAAAAAAATAAATATATAATTGACAAAACATCTTCAAAGATAATAAAAGAAATAATGATTGATAATGCTGATGTTTTGACCAAAGGCAGACAAACATGGGACCCCTTTTCTAGATGCAGTGTTGCCAGCCCTGATGCATTCAAAGAAATGATGGAGTTTTTTCAAAAAAACACAAAGAAATCTTCATATACAATGATAGAATGGATTCAATGTTGGTCTGACTTGTTTAATAAAGAAACTATATTATATAAAAAGAGGACAAGAAGCTCTGAAGAAACTAAAATAAACAAAATGACTGCCCCTTCACTAAAAAGAAAGAGAATGTCTTTTAATGAAAATTGGATAGAATTAAAAGGGCTTGAGGCAAAAGAATTCTTAATGAATGTTGCAACAGAGTTTTGTTCATATTTAAAAACAAAAGAAAGATCAAAACTTAAAAGAAGAGCCATTGCCTCTGCAAACATGATATTAAGAATGTTTTTTGAAATAATTGAAAGATTTCATTTAACACTTGGAAAAACAATCTCTGGCAGCACCATAAGCATTGGAGGCATTGAAAAACAAACAAAAATAATGAATGGCTTAAATTCTGTTCCTGTTCAGCAATTTTCCATATTGGCCACAGAAGATGCAACAAAATGGAATGAATGTTTGTCACCTGCTGGTTTTGCAATAATGCATTATTGTTTTTTTGATTATGAATTTAGAAAGAAAAACAGATTGCTTACAAAAGAAATAAGTGAAAGCCAAATGAATTTAATGAATGAAATATTTTTAACAGGAATATATTTGCTTTCTTTGAAAAGAATATTTTTAGGCCAGACACATGTCATTGAAAACAAAGAAGAAGATATTTTTGGACGAGATGAAAAATGGTTTAATATAGATATTGAAAAATATAACAAAAATACAAAAGAATGGTACAATGAAATAAAAAATGACATTGATGAAAGAGATTGTGTTTATTCTCCTTATGGAATGTTGATGGGAATGTTAAATGCTGCAAGTACAACATACGGTTTAATGCCTACAATTAATGAAAATAAAATGTCATGTATGAGAAGCAGTGATGACTCAATAACATTATTTACTGGTGATAACATTGACAATATATGGAACAATATACAAAAATTTTATTCTAAACTCAAAATGATTGGAATAAATCCTTCAATAAAAAAGAATTTGTTTTTTAGATGGCCTTTTGGAGAATACACAAGCTGGTATATTGATGGTGAATTTAGTTCACAATATGGCACAGAAATCTCTTCATTAAGACCAAAAGGAGACACACCACACACTGACTTTCATTCAAACGCAATTGAAACAAATGTTGCTTTAAGAGAATATAGAATAAACAATGTTGGAGCTGAAATGATGTTGGCTTTAAAAAATTCTAACACAAGAAGACTTTGGCGAATCAAAAAAGATCCAAAAAAGAGAGAAGAAATATCTGAAAATGTTTTACTTCTTTCAGATGGAGGGCTTTGTCCATGGCATTCAACAAATACTTTTTTAAATGAAATATCTGTAAAAAAGAATTATTGTAAAACACAAAATGAAAAAGATTATATTGAAAAAATCACCAATATATGCAACCCCTTTTCGCAAATGCAAAAAGAAAGACTGACATATTCAAAAGATGTTGGTGCTATAATTAATGAGGTTGTTGAAACACCAAAAAATATATTTACATTTATGAAAAGACCTAACAAAACATTAAAAACAAATTTCAAAATAAAAGAGAAAAGAGAGATAGAGGCTGCACAATTTGTTGTAGACCTGTGTGAGGCGATTGAGCCTGCTTTTGCCATAATGCATACATCAAACAAAACATCATGTCATGAATTCATTGAAAACAACATAAAACAAATAGTGTCTATATCTGCTGATGACAGCAACGAAAATGTATCAACCGAATTAAATGAACAATCAAAAATATTGATGAAAAATTTAAAAGAATACATTATTTGAAAATTTGTGTGTTTAAAAAAG